CGAAAGGCCGGCGTCGAAATGACAACGCCCCACCCCGCACGTGGTAGTGGTATTTGGTTTGTTTAGGCAGTTTTTCTCTGCGTCAGAATCTACGTTTCTGATTACGTGGTGAACTCTAGAACACCAATGCAAGGCGCAATGCCTATCGGGTATTTACCCGGGTCTACTCTGACATTATGGTGACCAATCCATAATGACGTGTTGGTACTTATCCCTGTACCGGGGAGCCTTTTGGTAAGGTGTACTCAAACCAAGGTGCCAACCTAAGTAGATGGCGTGATCGTTGCAGGTGAAAGATAATGCATTGTTGGACAAGCCAAAAAGAAGTGCAGTGTATAATCAGCACCCACTCCAAAATATCTCTCAATTGTCATACCACTTACATTATCGCGACTGGAATCAACAGGATACTCAATAACTAGTGAATCATAGACACTACCATCATACGTCGTTTCTGAGGGCGCACCTGGATCAGTTGCTGCACCAGGATATGTAGTCTGAAATTTAAACGGTGTATAACTTGGTGCTACAATAGTGTGACCATTCGTAGTATTAGTATGAGTTAGTGAACTACCAGCGTTAGTATTAATCTGATTCTTCCATAAATTGCAGGTTGCAATATTGTTACTGGTAGCGGTACCAACATAATACTCGGCTTCATACCCAGGGAAAATTCCAGTATAACGAGATACTCGAGATATAATACCTGAGGTTCCTCTAGATGGGTTGAATGTCCAATTAAATGAACCACGTTGAGCAAGGAAACAATTTGATATCAGATGCCATGGTGTGGTATTGACAAAATTAAAATTGAAATCGGTTGCAGGTACCAAAGTCCCCTTCGCACGATTCCACCCATTTGTATCATAACCATATGACAGCGGCATACGCGACTGATTAATTCGGAAAACACCTATAGAGTTGGCAGTGACTGTCGGTACTACAATCGTATCAAGTAAATTGGTACGACGTAAGACTGAACGTAATGAATAAACCGCCTCTCCGAAATTTATCAAAGCACGATGGGTACTCTCATCATCGGTAGGCTCACTCATTGACATAGCTTGCGTAGGTCCTTTAGTGGAATATTCCTCAGATTGTAAAGAGAAAGGTGTTAGATCAAGATTACCAGTCGAGGGATTTGAATACTGTATATTCTCAGCAGCCCGCACGAAGACCAGCATAGTTACATCGGATGTAGTTGTTGGTGCTGAGAGCGTAGTCAAAACTTTAACTGAAATTATTCCATTATCTTGAGTATCTACACGTGATACGGCGGGTGTAGTAGACACACTCCACAAAGATGAGTCTGGGACAGCCGAAGTGAAGCACCATGGTAAGGGTTGCTGATACGGAACACGAATTTCGATATCTGTCTCAGCACCCAAATCCACTATTTTATTGAACACATATGGTCCTGTATCATTTGTATTTTGTACAGATGCAGAATATGGATCATAACTAATGCGTACACGACCCTTATGAAATGGTGTTGCAATGAACTTAAATCTAAATATCAAATCTCCTCTCCAATTCTTGAAGATTGATGACAACAATCCCATAGGGGTAAATTGTAGAGTAGTGCCTGCACTAATACCCAGCTGAGGTTGAACAGCACTAGTAAACAATGATGTATTAAGTGGAGTACTAGTAGACCAATTCACCTGAGTAAGGTAAGATTCCCTAGTAGCAAAATTAGCAACTGCTAGTTCATCCCTATCATTAAGCCCAATAATACCTGGATCAATGGATAATTCATTCTTTGGGTCCAATGCTAACTTTTCGGCAGTATACCCAATTTCAGCACTAGCCAATTGCGGAAATGGAGAATTCCGTATTGGTTTAGTGTCCTCAATAACTGGTACATTGGTAAATCCAAAAAGCTTAGCAATCTTAGAAGTGGCTTTAGCACCAATTTCAGTTGCCTTAGCAAACTTACTAATACCTGGAACATTACTAACCGCATGAGCGGCAGCAGCTACTGCTGATGCAGGTGCTAAGACCACTCCAACGCCGTATTCATCCGCCTGCATCGAATCTACAACTGTTGGACCTGCCAGAACAACATCTTCCATCCATGCGTAAGTTTGGACAGTGACTGGAGCTGTAGATCCATTTGCACTCCGCAAATTACTAAAAATAGTGTAGTAGAGAATACCAAGATTTCGAGCATCATCATCCAATGCAATGTTAATGAATGATTTAGGCCAAATGAATGGTAGTGTTAATTCTGCACCTTCACTATGAGCAGGATCAATCCAAGCTCCAGGCATTTGGGAATAAGGGACTAACCTTTCAGCATTAGTACCAGCAAGGTGGAGAAATTTGAAATTTTGCATGGGTAAATATACCGCACGCATAGCCCCATACATAAATGGAGAACCATTCACAATAAATTTGAGCTTGAGATTTCCGCGTAGGAATGCGTAATTATCCAATTTCTTCTTAATTGCAGCGTTACTCAAATATGCATTCCATACCAAGGTGGATAAGGTTGAACCTACAGAATCACTCTGTAACCATGTGCGTGAATTAACCAAAACGGGACGCGACAAGAAGGTTGCAAGATCAGCAGTAGTTTTAGCATCAGCTAATTCATAATCCAAAGGAGACGTAGAATAACCAGCTTCCACACCTTTATTAGCATCCAAGAAGTCAGTGGTAGTCTGTTCTTCTTTAGCCATTTCAGGCACAGTTGGTGCCAATAATTCCGTCTCCTCACTTTGCATAACACAACGAGGAACCAAACATGTAGCAGGTTCTCGAGGTACACTATTCGTAAAAATCATAGTGTGATCGCACACGGGACACATTAAACAATATGACTCGATGCCTGAATATTTTTGTTATTTTTGTTGTTTTTTGTTTGTTTTTGTAAAATTAGCGAGTTATTATAAAACACAGTGGGTAACTCATTCCACTGTGAGTTTACGCATTCTAGGGCACCCTGGACCCTCACTCCTAAATAGGCGAGCTCCCTGAAGAGCGGGTTTACGAC